TTGTGCCACCACACAGCACATCTCCTCTTGCATTAAAATGCACACTGTTGGCAAATTGCTCGACATACAAGGAGAAGTGTGTCACATCAACGGCCTGACCACCGATGAGCTCATGGAAGGGAAACTTTCCATTGACGACCTCTTCAATTACACGAACGAGGCTCAAAGGCTCACTCAGGCAGAAGTTGATATTATTAGCACTCCGGAGGATTCCATCCCACCTTTCTACCCCGACACTGTCGGTCCGATCGCCGTTGTCAGTGACATCGCAGACAACGCCGTGTTAAGGACTGGCCACGAAGCCGCCGTTTCCGGCGCTAAGTGGTTCGGTCTCGCATGGCGCGGATTGGATAAATTATCTACACATACATTGCGTTTCCAACTGACTAAGAACATTTACTGGGCTCCCGATCCTAAATCCGGGTACCAGCAAACGTCCCGACCAGTTGTAGGCCCAAACCTTGTCGTTCAAGCGCAGCAAATGTTGCAAAAGGTCGACCCCGACTGGCTCATGTCACAAGGGATGGCCGCGCTGCGACTAGGTGGCGCCGCTTACGGCGCTTACGCACGATACCGTTCTACTCAAGGACGGCTAAACTAGACCCGGGTGCTGGATACACCCGCTCAACTAAATCTTCCACCGCTGCAACTACCTTGAAGCACCCAGCGGTCGTGAGGCGCGAGCCTTGGTTCGAACCTCACCTGCCCTTACCTACCAAATCGGGCCTAATACCATTCCCCCATAGCTTCATCCACGACCATATCTTTCGTGGGGATGTAGATCCAATCTCAAATAAGCTGTCCCTCAAGTACCCTGACGTCTCCAAGTGGTACGCGGGCGGACGCCCACCCTCTGATGGAGGTTACATCATCGGAGCACTTCCTAAGCATAGAGATCCACCCCATGAACATCGATAATTTTACCACTTCGCTACTAACCCAATGTCTTAACAGCCATGTGCGTAACCCACCAGCACAGGTTTTACACGGATTCAGAATCCCACTGGTTTGTACTAGTGAAGGCCAGGAGAGAGAAACATGACACGACCTTACGGAAAGTAGGTGGATGAGAGGGGACTTCGTGCCCCGCTACTGGTTCAGCAGTACTCATTCATCGGCTCCATACAGGGACCCCCGTGTTAAGTTGGGGTGGCGAGGAAGGTCCTCGTTCACTGCTGAAAGATACTTCGATATGAGTCTGAACAACTCACTGAAGTCATATAGGCAACCGATCAAAAACTCAAACCGCAACCTCATGAAGACACTCTGGCGTCCACCACCCCCCTTAGAAACAAACCCCCCAGATGTCGACTCTAGCCCCAAGTAATGGAACGGTGACCACAGTAAAAACCCGTAGACGAGAAGATCCCACACAGGGAATCGCAAAAACCCCCCGAGCCACGCGCAAGTGCTTCGTACTCCCCGTTACCGGGTTGAGTTTCGATGCGGCTGTCCAAGACATGGTAGTCAGTCAAGGATCGCCGTTTCCTGATGAATTAAGGGCAGGCCTTATTCCAAACGACGGATTGCCGTTAGAAGTCAGTAGACTGGACAGCCTCGCTAAGTCCAGTCAGCAAGCTATACCGCCAATTGACGTCGTAGTTGATTTGAGATCTTTCAAAGTGGTGAACGGACGCCACCGCGTATCGAACGCCATTTTGAAAGGATGGACTTACATTAAGTGCACCACCATGATCCACTCTCCCTCCGAGGAGTTGGCCTTTAGAGAACTCTGGGCTAGGACTGGGTGTATCGATATTAGGTCCAACCCCACTTTTAAGTGGGTTCAATCTCAATTAGACGCTATCCCGCCCCCCCCGCTCTGTGAAGGCAAAGACGAAGACGAAGCAGACGACCCCAATCTTGAAAAGGAATGTGGAGTCGACTGTTGTGTTGAACATTTTGCCTGCACATACAAACAAAAATGCGTATCTAAATCCCGACACTTCCACCGCTCTGCAGTCAAGAGCGGTTACAGCAAGAGGAAAGCTGAAGAGAAGAAAGAAGGGAGACCTAAGCCCGCTCCGAAGAAGACGTGCAGATATTGTGAATGCAAACTTGATCCAAGAGTTTGTCCAAACATGTTCAGCCACGGCCACTACAAACCCAAAGCCACACACAAGGGTATGTCAGTGAAGAAGGTCCTTGCTTTAGCTGAGCAGGAGATCAAAGACGACGTACGAGCCGAGCTATTGCGATCTCACCCAAATCAACCCCCGGAGGACGCCGAGGGTGACTTGGTCCAACAGACAATCAACCAGTTGAGCGATTTGAAGACGTTCGCGACGCTGGTGCCTGTCGAGGAGGAGAAACTGGTTCACGACTTCAAAGCCAAAGTTGCTGATGCGGCAACTGAAGTCAAACAAACAGCGGACTTTGAACCACTACCCCCTCCAGCTCCCATGACACCGATAGCACGATCGGACACTGAGGAGTTGAAACAAGCTTCTATTGATTCTAATCCGGTTAACCCCGGATACCCGGTTCCGGCCGGAGATGCAGCAACTGCAGTCAACCAACAACCCCCCCCCAATCCCGCTATTCCACTCCAACCCGCAGCTCCGCCGGTCCCACCTGCGATCGCTGAGCCTGAAGCACCCCTTGCCACCCATAAAGTAGTGATCTTCTCCAATGAAGCTCTGAAGAAGGGCGAGAAGAGCTTCATCGAATGCGTCAGTGAATCATGGTTCTCATTTCTTGTAGATCAGAGTCGCGTCGCCCTTCGTAATGAAGTAGACGAGTGCCGGACGCCTGAGTGGTATTTTAAAACACGCGAGTCATCCGAAGGACTCCGTTGGTTCTGGGAAGGGTACTCCGCCAACCGGCATGACGCCCACGAGACATTTGTCGACTTGATCACAGGCAGATACTCCTCGGCAGCGTATGAACCTGTCTTCACCGATGTTGTCAACGACATCATCTCAGACGAGATATTCCAAGGCCCAGATATGCTGGAAAACGGAACGCTGAAGAAGATTCACATCGCTCGCATTCGCCGGTTGCTCAAGATACACCCCTTGTACGATCGAATCAAGTACAAGCGTATAACTTTGAACAACACCGTCAACCACATCCACAACCAGTTGCTGTTGCAAGGGTTGAGAGACGCGACTCATGAAGCCGAGAGAGTCGTCACGTCCTCAACCAAGCCTTACAATGTGGATTTTCAACTAGGGGTGCGCTCTACAACTGTATTACCCCGCGCGCCCCCTTCAAGGTTGGAGTTGTGGAGGCTTCGAGCACCGATTCCTATCGGTACAACGAGGCCTTCACCGTAAAGAAGGGGCATCACTTCTTTATCAACGGCCGGATCCATTTCCCATCTGCATCAACTCACGACGAGATCACCGTGAAAAAGGATGGATCCTATCATACACTCTTCGGACCTTGTGTCGCACACTCCGGAGTTATGTACGGTAAAACCGACTCCAATATATCGTTAGCAACCACCCGCATCACCAAATCCCGCTTACCCACCCTCCCCGGTGTGGAGGAATTATTACAAGGATACCAACGGGATTTCATAAATAAACATATGCCACTCTTGGAGCGTATCGCCGCTTCTTACGCGCACGACTTCGACGACTACACCGACATGGTCAAGGAGTGCATTGAACATCACGACGATACACACCCGAAGAGGGCTCTTCGGATAGCGGCATGGCGAGACATTCTTGACTTCGCGCTATTCGACGACGATCTTTGGTACTTACCCAATCGTGGCACATTATACAAAATGAAGATCTTCGAGATCGCTAAGCCTGGCAAAGTGCCGAGGATGATCGGCGACCTCGGAGTCCACGCCTCTCTTCAAGGATTTAGACTTACCAAATTCATGAAGCACGCTATGGCGGCTGGACCCATAGAGTATCTAGGTGGACACATTGTATTTTGCCCTAAACCAGACCCTTTCGCTCTCGAGGAGGTTTTTCGCAATTTGATCGACCCACCTGGTAACTTTTATTTTGTCTTATTCTCAGACGACTCCTGCGTCGCTGTCCGCACACCCGGGGGTGTCAAACGATTCAACGTTGACATTTCCTCCTGCGACGCCTCACACACAGAGAAGTTGTTCGGTTTACTACAGACTATGGTACCTTCAATGTTGGCTAGAGACATCAAGAGTCTAGTCAATCAATGTAAAACAGACATAAGCATACATAGCATAGACATACCTAAAAATAAACTAGTGATGCAACCACCCACACCCCGCTTATACTCCGGCTCTACACTCACCACAGCCATTAACAACCTCGCCAATATATTGATAGCTATCAGCATCGCTGAAGCTATGTGCTGCGATGCGCCGGATATTATCCGTGCAGCCGCGCGCACCGGTTACATTGTGACCTGCGAGGACTGTACTGACTGGCACAAACTACAATTCCTCAAACACTCTCCTGTGCTCGACACCGATGGGGTCATCAGACCATTGTTGAACATAGGCGTGTTATTGAGGCTTAGTGGCACGTGCAAAGGAGACCTACCTGGAAGGAAAACCACACCTTTAAAAGACAGAGCCGCAGCTTTTCAAGCATCTCTGCTATCCGGAGCCTACCCTAAAGCGAATTTCACCTTACTCGACAACATGCGCCGTTCGGCGGGCATGCCCTCTCACGCCACCGATCGCATGGTGGCCAAGGAGTTAAGTTACAAAGTCGTTGACAACCCATCCTATCCATCATTCAGAGTTTCTACTGAAGAGGTTTTTAAGAGATATGACTTGGACGATGTCGAAATACTCGAGGTGGAATCCGAATTCGGAAATTGCGGGTTCTCCGAGCACTATACGGCCGATGGGCCGGAAAAGGTGCTCAAAGCCGATTACGGTCTGTCAGGACGGCAGATGGCGTAATCTTAACGAAAATACATACATACATAAATAGACAACCT